GTCGACACCGCACCACCGAACCCAGCGCCAGGGGCAACAAGGGTTGTCGTGCCGCTGGGGATAAACCCGAAGCCGCTGGTTCCTTGGCCGCCGAGGCCGCCGTTAGCAGTGATGAGCGTTGTACCGTCGGTGAACGTGGAGTTTCCGCCAGTGCCGGCTGCCGCTCCAGTGTTTGCGCCCGCCGCGCCAGCCGCTCCGATGACCACCGTCCCGGTGCCGCCGCCAGCGATGGAATACCTGCGCTTGCAATATCCACCAGAGCCACCGCCTGCCCCGAGCGCGATGTTCCCGGCAGCTCCAGCGGTTGCCCCGTTCCCGCCTCCGCCGGCCCCGACTATTTCCACGAGTTGCGACCTCACCCCGGCTGACGCCGTATACGTGCCACCGGCGGCAAAGGTCTGGATGCCGATGACGACGTCGGGTAGTTGCGCGACGGTCGCGGTGCCGCTGATGTCGGCGAAGGTTGGCTGGGTTTGGGTGAAGGCGCCGGTCGCCGGGGTGAACGAATTCAGCCACTGCGACGCCGTGGCCGTCGCCGACTGGGCGGTGCTATAGAACGCACCGCTGGGAGCCCGGGAGCGCAGGTGCCCGGTGGTGTTATCTCCCCAAACCACGGTAGTGCCGGCGGACGGCGGGCCGGGAGCTGCCTGCTGCGTGAAGACAATGGTACCGGCCGCCGGGGTAGACGTGGGGATGTTGGCCAGCGTCGTGACCGTGGAACCGGCAGGCTTGGTTACATCTCCGGTGAAGGCCGGGAGTTGGGTGCCGGCGATGGAGCCTGAGAGGTCGGTGAAGGCGATCGCCAGGAGTGCCTTCGATTGAGTGGCAGTGAGCGCCAAGACATTCGCTGTCCCGCCCGTGTTGTTCCCGAGTAACGTCAGGGTTGCGATCTGAGCCAGATTCGGAAGGGTTATCTGGTTGGCTCCAACCGTCGTCGGAATGGTCCCACTCGCCGGCCCACCAGTCACCGGCCCCGTCAGCGTGATCGGCGTCAGGTTCGTCTGCTTCATCTGCCCGTTGGCATCTGTCACCCGCCACCCGGTCACGTCCTCGTACTCGATGGTCTCACCGACCGCGATGACGATGCCGTTCCCGAACAGGAGGAACGCAGTCGTCCCATCGAAGAGCTGGATCGTGATGGTATTGCCGCCACCCTTCGCGACGATGGTCAGCTTCTTGATCTGCCGCTGGGTCGAGGCCCCAGGGGAGCCGAGGATGGTCGTGGTCGTCGCCGTGGTGATGGCGGTGTTCTGCCGAGCGGCGAGGTAGGGCGTCGAGGCCACGTTGTCGACGTAGGTCACATGGCAGTCGACCGAGTTGGCTGACGCCGTGATGACGCGAACCACGTCCGAGGTGGTGTTGAGGACGATCATCCGCGCAGCCCCGCGATCATCTTCACCTGGTCAATCGTCACGGTTCCTCCTCCACCCGGGGCCTGGGGCCCTGGAATGAGCCAGGGCATCTCAGGCTCGTCGGGATCGGCGGCAGGCAGGCCAGGGCCCCCGATGGGACCAACGGGCCCCTGCGGTCCAACCAGGCCCTGTGGCCCGGGGGTGGGCCACGGGGCCTCGGGCTCGTCCGGGTCGGGGGATGGGATGTACACCCCGAGCCCGGTCTGGCCCATGCTCCCAGTCGCTCCAGTTAGCCCCTGGGGGCCTGGGATGAGCAAAGGGGCATCAGGCTCCTCGGGATCGTCCGCCGGCTTGCCAGCGACGCCCTGGGGCCCCTGGGGGCCCTGTGCGCCGATTGCTCCAGGAGTGCCGGGAATTGGAATGGGGTCGGCGCCGTCCTCGCCGTCGTTGCCCGGGAGCCCGAACCCCTGGAGCCCGATGTTGCCCTGGATGCCCTGGGGACCGATGGGGCCGACCGGACCAGGGATGAACATCGGGGCCTCGGGCTCGTCGGAGTCCTGCCCGACCGGCCCTGGGGGCCCCACGAAGCCCTGGACGCCCTGTGGCCCGATGGGGCCAGGGATCATCGGCGGGGGCTCGGGCTCGTCCGGGTCAGCCCCTGGAGGGCCCGGAGGACCCACCACACCCTGGGCGCCGGTGTTCCCAGTCCGCCCGGGGATCAGGAGCGGCTCGGCAGGCTCCTCGGGATCCAGGGTGAAGCCAGGAGGGCCAGCAACCCCCTGGGGGCCGGCGGAGCCAGCGGGGCCGGCCGAGCCGGTGGCTCCGGTCGCACCCGTGGGGCCCGTTGCCCCGGTGGGCCCGGTCGGCCCCACCGCGCCGCCTGTGTTCCCGGGGCCGATGATGGCCAGCCACTTCGTCGCGCCGTCGGATGCCAGGAAGATGACGGTGCCCGGGGCCACCCCCAGGGACGTCGCGCCGTTGATGGTGTTGCCACCAGCGGCGTTGATCTGGGTGGTCGCGGTGCCGGTGTTCTCGAAGATGGCGACCTGCCCGACATTCGCCCCTTGGCTGTTGGCCAGCGGCAGGGTGACGACCTGTGCCGTGTTGCCCTTGAAGACCACGACGGTCGAGCCGTTCTGGAGCTGGGCGGTGGCCGAGACAGGGACCACCGGCGACTTGATGGTGTCGTCGTCCTTGGTCAGTGTCTCGGCGGTCTTCGAGACGGAGTCCTGGATCCGGCTCAGGTCGGTGTTGTCGGGGACCTGAACCCGGCTGTAGATCCCTTTGCGCGCCATCTATCGGCGCGCTCTGAGGTGTGGGACGGTGGCCATGCCCTGGCCAGAGGGATCGCGGCTAGTCGGTCTTCAGCCCTTCGTACTGGGCGATGAAGGCTCGGGCCCACTCGAGCTTGTCGGAGACACGCTGGCCGGAAGGCTGCGCGCGCGTCCACGGCTCGTACCATCTTTAACTAGGGTTGCGTAAAGTACACGGGACCCCTGTCGTCGTCGTCCACAATCACGTCGGGGTCGTCGCCGTCGGCCATGGCGAAGGCTTCCATCACGTCCTGCTCGAGCTTCGCCAGCTCGACATAGAGGTCGCGGTTGTCGCTCTCCTCCTTGCCGAGTGCCTTGATGGCCATCCACGTGGTCACGTAGTCGTCATAGGGCTCGAGCACGGTGTCGATGGCGTCGCCGTCGGCCACCAGGACCGTGGGACCCGAGACGAAATACACGCGGTACGTGCCGGCGGAGAGTTGGAAGGGCTCGATGCTGATGCCGTTGCCCACCATGCGGTACTTGCGAGGCCCGAACGTCGCGTAGGCGTCGCGGTTGCCCTTGGTGTACTTCGGCATGGACCGCCGAGTGCTTGGGCTCGTCGGATCGATCGAGACACCCTGGAGCCGGCGGAAGCCAGATGGCTTCGGGATGATGTTCGTGGTGCCGGCGAAGACCACGTCACTGAAGGTCTCGAAGGATCCAGTCCCCAGCTTCGTGGCGATTCGGTACAGCTTTTCGATGCCGTCGTTCGCCCACTGATTCCAGGTGGCATCTTGGACCTGCGGGTTGTTCACGAAGTCGCAGATGTCTTTGGCCATGCCGCGGAGTTGGACAAGGGTGACGGTCAAGGTGCCTCCGAACGAAAGCCGCTCCCCCGGTGTGAGCCAGGGGAGCGGGCAAGGTCAATCAGTAGGGTCCGCCCTTTTCGTTCCCGCCGGTGGAGCGGTTCTTGGCGATGTCGATGGCATCGCAGAACTCGTCCCAGGCGGTGTCCATGTCGCCGGACTTCATGGCGTCGAAGGCGGCGCGGAGAGCGGCCTTTCCGCCACCCTTCTCGCCGCTGTCGGACTCGTCCTGCTCGTCTTGCGGAGACTCCCCCTCATCCGCGCCGTCAGAGCTGTCGCCCCCCGTGTCGTCCATCTTCATGCTGCCGCCCTTTTTGAGCTGGTTCGGGGGAGGCATCCCGCCAGCGATCACGATGGCCAGCTTCTTCGAGTCCATGGACATGGCTTAGATGTCCGACAGCTCGATGTCGTAGGTGATCATGACCGGGTTGGTCGGGTCGGTGATGGCCCCGGCGGCGTTTGTGGTGACGATCCCGATGCCGGCGGTGGCGGGGACAGGGGTCGCCCCGGTTGCCAGCGCAGAGGTGGACACAGTGAGGTTGGCATCCGCCACCGCAGCCGCTCCCACCGGGGCCGTATCGATGGCCGTGGTCACGAGCTGTGCATCTCCTCGGATGAACCGCTTGTATCCACGGTGGATGGTGGCGCGGAAGATCCCGGAGCCAGTCCGCGCCCAGGTGACGCCGCACTGCTGACCGCCGGAGGTCGCAGACGAGACGCCAGCCTGCAGCGTGATGGAGCCGGCGGTTGCAACGAACCACCCGGTCAGGCGAGTCACCCGCATCTGGGTGACCCCGTCGGGCTTGAACTTGGTCAAATCAGCCATGAGAAGATCCTTCTTTCAGAGAGGCGATTTCGAGGTTTGGTTGACCGTCAGGCGAGGGCTCGATTGCTCAAGCCCTCGCCGTCAGGTCAGCCGGTTAGGCGAGCTGGATGGTCGCCCAGGAAGCCGCGCCCTCGAGAGTGAACGTCTCGAAGGAGCGGATGCGGACCTCGACGCCGTCGTCGCCGGTCTGACGGACCATCTGCTGGCCGTCGTCGTGGTTGATGTGCGGCGCCTCGCCGATCGAGGTGTGCTTGAAGGTCTTCGGGTCGCCCACGTAGGCGACGCCGTCCACGCAGTACTTGTCGCTGATGACCGGCAGCTCGATGCCGTCGGCGTACACCATGATGGTCTTGAAGGCGATGCCTCCGCGACCCTTGATCTCGGTGTACTGGACCTGTCCCTGCATCGAGTTGGCGAGGACGCTGAACTGGCGCGGCGAGCAGACACCCACCAGCGTGTCGGCGTTGCCGATGCTGGAGGTGGTCTGCGCGGCCTGCACGAAGCTCATCGGCAGGGGCTGAGAGCGCCCGTCGATGTAGAAGCTCGTCAGGAAGCTGTTCAGGGTGCGGTCCTGTCCGAAGAACGACTCACCAGGGGTCGGCTGAACGATGGGGGCCCACCCGCCACCGAGCGGCGAGCCGAGGCCCACCGGACGGCGGAGAGTCGGAGACGCGCTGTTCTGGCGGTCGCCGTTGATGAAGATGATGTCCGAGGCGGCAACCGAGCCACCGCCGCCGGAGAGGGTGCTGATCACGGCGTTGAGCTGAACCGTCCCGTTCGAGTAGTTGACACCAGTGACGGTCAGGAACTCGGCGCCGATGGTTCCTTTGAGCACGCTCGCATTGAGCGTGGCCGAGAAGACCAGTTGCTGGCCAGGGATGAAGCGGTAGATGGCCGACGGATCGGCCAGCGTCAGCACCGCGGATGACAGGTTCTGTGTCGCGGAGACCTGTCCGATCTCACCCCAGCCCGAGGTGAAGAGCGCGATGGACTTCCGGTGCCCGGCGTACCGGAGCGAGGAATCCATTTCGGCCTTCAGCGCCGGGAGCCACCCACCCTGATCGTTGCGGGTCTTGGCGATCAAGTCGCCCGCGACGGTCGGGGTCTCGTAGTCGTTGAACCACGGGACCACGAACTGCGCGCCCTGCTGCATGGACGCGGTGCCGGTCGTCTGACTGTTCGACATGACCGCCGAGCCCGACGGGTTGTCGCCGACCACCGACAGGAAGTTGTAGTCCTTCCCTGCGCCGTTGGTCTTGTGGGTGATGAGGTTGAAGAGCCGGGACGCCTTCCCGGAGACGGTGTTGACGATGAAATTCGGCGTGTAGAACTTCTTGAGGAAGTTCACGCCAGTGGTTGAGTTTGCACCAGTAGACATGTGTGGGATCCCCTTGGGTCAGTGGGAAGAGATCAGCCGACGCGCCACTGGTCCGGCAGTTCGCCGTCCCGTTGCATCTGTCGGAGGACCGCTTCCATTCGCGAGTCCGAATCACCCGGAAGCTCATCCGCGGAAGGCGCCGAGTCTCCGGTCGCCACGCTCGAGAGCGTGACAGTGCTGCCCGTTTGCTTGGGGGCGGTTTTTGGTGCGCTGCTGGGTTGAGCTGGTTTTGCAGGAACAGGAGCCGGCTTCGGCGCGCTCGCCGCCGAAAGGCCCTTCAAGAACTTGGACTTCTGGATGCCGGCGCGCAGGCCCTTCTCGACGTAGTCCGCGGCGGTCGCCGGGTCGAGAATCACGCCGTATTTCTGATGGTAGGCGAGGCAGGTCTGATGCACGGCCTCGCCCTGGTCCAGGGACACGATCAGGTCGTAGCGGTCGGGGTTGGTCGAGGCGAAACCGGTGTTCTTGGCCTGCCACTCGGCGATGATCCGGGTGTTCTTCTCGGACTCGGATCGGGCGGCGGCCTGCTGTTGCTCTTCGGCGGCGCGCTTCTTCTCGGCCTCGCGCTCTGCTTTGAGCTGCTGGATCTCGCGCTCGACCGGGCTCTTCTCGGCCTCGATCACGCGGTTCAGGAGATCGTCAACGCTGACGCCGTTGGCCTCCAGAAAGGCCACCGGGTCGGCCTTGATCTTGGCCGGCAGGGAGTCGAGGAACTTGGCCTTGGGCTCGTAGGAGCGGACACGCTCCAGCTCCGCCGTGACGGCGTTCGCCTTGGCGACGAGCTGCTCCTTGTCGCGGGCCAGCGCCGCCCACCCCTTGCGCAGCGCCGCCGATTCCTTGGCGAGGTCGGTCGCAGGGGCCGGAGGCTCCTCGCCGGCCAGCTCCTCGGGGGGCTTGACCGGGGCGGGGATCTCCGCCGACTTGGCAGCGGCGGGGGCCGGCGCGGGTGCGCCATCTTCACCGGACTCGGACATGATCGCAGCCATGTCCTCCAGGGTTGCCCCGCCGTCGGCGCCCTCGGCATCCCCTGTCGCAGCGTCAGATGCGTCCAGGGCTGCGGCGGCGGGAGCTGGGGCGGATGGGGCGGCGACAGCGGCGACGGCGCTCACTGCGGGGCTCCGGTCGGCCAGGTGGGGTTGAAGAACGGGTTCACCACCGGGGCCTCGTCAGGATCCACGGCGGGGGCCGCAGCCGGCTCGGCCGGGGTCTCGGGGGCGACAGCCGACAGGGCCGGCGTCAGCTCGGGGCCGATGGCCTCGGGCACGGGAGCCTCGTCGCTCATCAGCCGTTCCTCCCGGTGGGGCGGTTGCCGTTGAACACCGGCTGGCCGGTGACCTTGTGGAGGATGCCCACCTGGGGGCGCACCTGGTTGCCGGGGAGCCCGGCCACCTGGGCGTCGGCCTGGAGGGCTGCGATCTGCTCGGCCGTCAGGGGGAGCCCGCCGGACTCGGCCTTCGCCTTCAGGGCAGCGTTCTCTTCCTCGAGCACGGCGAGTCGCGCCAGGACGTCGTCGAGGGTGGTGCCGGACTTCGGCGGCGGCTGATTCGCCTGGTTCGTGATCTGGGTCGGTTGGTTGTTGGCCATGAACCGGCCAGCCCGATCACGGCGGACAGGGAAAAGCCCCGATCCGGGAGACACGGATCGGGGCTCATCGACCTACCTCGGTGCACCAACCCTGAGCCGAGGCGACCCGCCATGGCCAAACACCACGTTGGCGCTGGTGCTGCTGGGGCCAGAGGGATCAGAGCTTCGCCGCGCAGGCGGGGACCAGGGTGTAGAACCGCGCGTCCGTGTGGCCCGGATCGTCCCAGCCCTGCGGGTTCGAGCGCCGAATCAACTCGTGCAAGTCTTCGTGCGGCAGGGTGGTCTTCCCCCAGGGCACCGGGGGATCGCCAGGGCGCGCGACCTTGATCTCGCCGTAGTGCTCGCTGCCGGCTTCGCAGAGACACGAGGGCATCGAGGGCGCCATGTGGTACCCGACGCGGCCACACCCGAACCCCGCCATGGGCTCGCCCGGGCTGTTTCGGCAGGTCAGGTCGGCCTGGAGGAAGACCTGGACCGGGGGCGCGGGGCCGGTGCCGCCGATGCATTCCCAGGCGTCCTGGACCACGCTGGCCGGCGGATGGGATGGGACCGGGACGGTCGCGCAGCCCACCAGGAGGGCGAGGATCGCGGTCAGGATCCAGAGCGCGACGCTCCAGAAGACCAGGGCGAAGAAGTCTCCGATGCGCTTCAATGGCAGGTCAGGCTGTAGCTGATGTTCATGTTCGCGCAGGTGTAGCAACACCCGATGCAGCCCTCGGAATTGTCGAGATCGACGCCCCAATACCCCCCGTTGTCTACCGGGTAAGGCCGGGCTCCGTAGCACACCTTGTCCCCGAGGATGCATGCGAGCGTCGATTGCGTTGTGGTCCCGTCTCCACCGCCAATGTAAACGCCACCGGAGTCGGAATTCAGCGGCCACGTTAGGTTCAGGGTCTCATCGAAGAAACGCATCGCATACGTCTCTCCGTCTGGGCACAGATCCGTGAACGTGAACCGCATGATCCCGTTCGACGGTGCCGGGGTCGGATCGGGCGGCGGCGCCTGGACGATGATGACGACGGGAGCGCCCCCAGATGCCGCTGGCGATCCACCGGACGACTGCGCGCCCCCGGTCCCCATCGCTCCGCCGGATGCCGCAGGAGCCACCGCGCCGCCGGTCCCCGGCGTTCCACCAGATGCTTCCACCGCCGGGGCTCCGCCAGTCCCTTGGACCACGACAGGTGGAGGCGGCGCCGAAGCTCCACCGCAAGCAACCAAGAACATCAACGCCAGGAGCTTCTTCATGTGACGGTTTCCTTTCATGGGCCAGGTGGAGCGGGCGGGGGCGCAGCGGCGGCAGGAGGTGGGGGGCCCGGCGGCGGTCCACCGGGAGCCGGGGGCGCGGGCGGATGACCCGGGGGCCCACCAGGCGCTGGCGCCCCTCCAGGCGCAGGCGGTCCCCCGGGGGGCGGTGATCCAGGTGCCGGTGGCGGCGGGGCTGCCAGCGCAGCCTGGAGAGCGGCGGTGTCGTCCAGGAAGCGGTAGAGCAGGTCGAGGTTCTTCGACGGCGTGGTGTCGTCGTTCCGGCCTTCAGCCAGGTACTGAGCGCCGATCTTCAGGCAGGCCATCAGGTCGTCCGTCGGGTCCGGACCCTCATACTTGCCGTCGTACAGCATCGCCTCGCACATGCGCTCGACGTTTTTCTCCGACGCGCGGTCAGCCGTCATCGCCGACTCGATGTCCAGGTCATCCAGCGCCGCCTCACCGCGCTTCGGGCTCCAGATGCCTGCTGTCACCAGCTCGTTCACTCGGTCGATCCGACCCTGCGGCGTCGTCGGCAGGAGACTCGTCGGGTACGCCTGGATCACGTACTCGTCCTCTTCGAGATCAACGTCGCTCCAATCGATGGACTCGAGCAGCGCCGTCCCAGGCGCCTTGACCATCATCTCCTTGTTCTTGTTGTAAATGTCGCGCGCGATGTCGATCGCGATCTTCGCGATGTCCAGGTGCAGCTGCTCCCACCGCTGTGACAGCACCGCGAACCGCGCCGTCTGCACGTCGAGGGATTCGCGGATGGCCACGGCGCTGGTAGTCCCGGCCTCCTTCGTGCCGGCTGCCACCGAGCTGTTCACGCCGTAGAGGCTGAATGCCTTCTCGAAGTGGCGCTCGAGCTGCTGGTACACCTCGGGGCTCATCGCCTGCGGGGTGTAGAAGGTCGGCGGCGTGTTCCCGGCATAGTAGTTCACCGAGCCCACCGCTGAGCTGATCTGTCCCTTCGCCACCTTCGAGGCCAAGGGCACCCACACGCCAGGGCGGCAGGCCAGGTGCTGTGCTCGGGCGATGCGGTCCAGGGCCACGTTCACCGAGAGTTGAATCGGAAGCAGCGTGGCGGCGGCAGAGACGCCGTAGGGGCCCGAGAGTGCAGGGTCGAGGCAGAACAGGATGATCGGGAAGTAGCGCTTCTCGTAGGGCTCGCACAGGAGCCGGCCGCCTCCACCCGTGGCCGCGCCGTCGATGCCGATGATGTGCCAGCCGTCGTCAGCCCCTTCGGCCGATGGAAGGTGCCATGCCTCATAGACCTCCACCAGGTTCGAGCCCGACTGGTCCCCCACCGGGTCGGCTTTGTGCGCCGACATGATGGCGTTGCGCCGGGCCTCATTCTGTGGGCCCTTGGCGAACTTGGCGATCAGGACGCCGCGGTCCACGAACTTCCGGCGATACATGGCGCGGGGCTTGGCGTCGATGCCGTCGTTCGCGCCGATCATGATCTCGGCGGCTCGGACCAACTCCACCGCCACCCGGTCGCTGTCCTGGAAGACCTGGATCCCAGCGACGTCGAAGGCCCCGGCGCAGATGAACGCCTGTTGCGTCTTCTCGTAGACCCGGGCCTCGGTGAAGAGCCCATCGCAGAAGGTCGTCAGCTTCTTCGCCCTGCGCTTCTGCTTGCCGGTCCCACCCGAGGTGATGAACCGGGCGCGCGGGCGGCTGCGGCTCACCTGGGAGGCCACGGTCTGCACCACGGAGCGAATGACGTTCCAGGTGATCTGCCCTACGGCTCCGGGCCCCACGTTCGCGCCCCCACCGGTGACCATCGACTGCCCGCCGTACTGGTACAGGTTCGTCAGCTCGCGGCCCTCATAGAGCGAGCCGTAGAGCAGGTTCAGGTCGTACCGAAGCTGCTCGCTGGGCGACTTCTCGACGAACTTGGCGGCGTTCACCATGGCGGTGGCCATCGAGTCATAGAGTGAGTCCTTGTCGGCCTTGGTGGTCGGCTGGACGCCGAGGCCCGACATCTCGGTCATGTCCCACCAGCGGCGGGGCCCTGGGCCCTGGTTCAGGGCTTCACCCGAGTAGTCCAGGACCTTGATCTCCTTGGACACCCCTGCCGGCTTGGAGCCGCGGGAGGTCTTGCCGGGGGTGCTCACTGGCTACGGGCCCGGCGGTTGATCTTGGCCAGCATGTCTCGGGGGTCGAACATGCCGTCCGGGAGCTTCATGTCCTCGCCGTCGGGGGTGGTTTCAGGCTCTCCGGCGGGCACCAAAAGCACCGGCTCGTCACGGAACTCGATTGAAACGTCTCCAAGCGTGGCCTTCTGGACGCCAGCGGCTTTCAATACCTTCAGGACGGCGGCAAGCTCCCTGCTCTTCATGCAGGGGCCAGGACGATCCCCGGTGGCCTCCAGGTGGCCTCACGGGCGTGTTGCGGGCCACCGCCGGGCCACCGGCCTACCTAGGGCGAGAACGGGGCGCCTTGCGCAAGCCGGGGGCCTTCGGCGCTACCACTGGCCCTCCCCCTCGTTCTCCTGCAGGTCTTGCCTGGCGTAGTCCTCGTCGGCGTCCTCGGGTAGGACGTTGGCCATCCGGCGCGCGGCGGCCCGGCGGATCTGCTTCGCGTGCTGCTCGCGGTCGCGCTCCTCGGGGGTCTTTTCCTTCTCGGGCGCGTCGTAGATGTCGAAGTAAGCCTCCAAGGCGTACCGGAAAGCGTCCGCCGGGTCTGGGTGCCACAAGCTCGACATCTTCCATTCCATCTTCGCCCGGGCCCCGGCGTCCCACCGGCACTTGACCAGGTCCTCCTCCAGCGCCGATCCGCTCATAACCTGGAGCCACCCGCGGCGAGCCAGGTCACTCACCCGCTTCACCTGGTGATGGACTGCCGATGCCTTCTGGGCTGGCATGAGACCAGGGAGCCCGGTGTCGCCGACGAAGGTATCGAGGACCACCTTGCTTCCGCCCGCGTCGTAGTACCACCAGGAGGGCGCGTAGCGCTCTTGGATCAGGCGGCGGATGGGGTCGACCATCGACCAACTGATCTCGGCGTCCCGGGCGCTCGAGAACTCGAAGACGTGCTGGACCGTCTGCGTCCCGGTCCCCCATCCCACCACCTCGATGCTGAACCTGTCCGAGTTGCCGGGGTCGATGGCGCAGGCGAACACCTCGATGCCGGGCAGAGGCTTCGCGGCCATCACCCCGTGGCGTGCGGTGGAGTCGTCGGGCTCCAGCGTCCGGTGGATGTGCTCCATCAGCGGGTCGCCCGCGTACTCGAGCACGAATGCCTCCATCCAGTCTGGCTCGGTCGGCAGATAGGAAGACTTCGAAGAATCGAACTGGTAGGCGGTGGCCGACTTGTCGAAGACGAACTTGCCGAAGTAGTCCCGCTGGACCATCGGATCATCCATCATGCGGCCACGGGACTCGAGCCACTTCTCCAGCTCGGCCATCTGGTGCGCGACGGTCCCCATGTGCGGGTTTTCGAAGCGGCTCCAGTTGCGCTTCAGCCACCCGCGTCCCGTCATCCAGATTTTGTAGAACTCGCCAGCGGGAACCTCGGGGATCGTGCCGGCCAGGATCATCTGGCCGCCGGTATCTGACAGGGCCGGCGGCAGGATGCGGTCGATGAGCGGGTTCAGGACCCTGGAGGGCTGGGCCTGGACCTCGTCGAGGATGGCGCGGCGGAGCTTGTTGCCGAGGTAGTTCTCGATGTGGGCGACGTCGTCCGTCCCGGTGAAGGCCACGATCCCACCGCTGGCGAAGGTGGTGATCATCGACTCCGAGTTGGTGTAGTTCCTTCCCGGGGGCCCGAAGTGCTTCAGGAGGAAAGGCTTCCAAATCTTCGTCCAGATGGACAGCCGGACGGCGGGCTTGTTCCTCCCGAAGTAAATCTGGACGCCGTCGTACTGGCTGCCGTCGGTGGCCAGGATGCCGCAGATCGAGGTCGACTTGGCGGCGCGGCGGGAGCAGATGGCGATGACGTTGCGGTGCTTGAACGACCCGTCAGGATCCAGCTCCGAGCACCGCTCCATCAGCTCGAGCTGAGGCTTGTGGCCGTCGGCGATCTGAGCCAGGGTCACCATCTGTTGGACGGCGGATGCGCGCGACACCAGGCGCGTCTGCGCCATCAGCGTGGCGATGCCGGCGCGGGTGGTGGGTGGAACGGCAGGGAGCGGGGGGGCGTTCATACCGTGGATATCATGGGCGCAGGCCATACCGGAACGCCGCTCTTCAGGTCGTCCATGCAGCGCTCGACCGCTTCGGCTTCCAGCTCCTCAGTGGTCCAGTACCCGGTGGCCTGGGCGCCGGCCATGACCTCGTCGAAGTTCTTGGCCATCCCGGCCTTGAGCAGATCAGCGACGTGGATAGCCATCTTCCCGTGGCAGACCACAGCCACGGCGCGCGTGTGCGATATCCGCCCGGGCTGAGTGCTTACCTTCGGCTCTTCGCCGCACACGGGGCAGCTCACTTCGCCGCTTCCTCTTTTGCGAGCCGAACTTGCAACTCTTCGAGCCGCATCTCCTGGCAGCGAATCAGAGCCTGGATGGCCTCGGTCAGGTCCTGGTCGAAGTCCTTCCCGCCGCGGATGCCGGTGCACAGGAGTTTCTTGACGGCGTGCTGGATCGCCGGGTTCGTGACCTGGAAAATCTCCAGCACGCGGTAGACGTCCACCTTCGAATACGGGCAGTCACGCAGGTACTTGTTGGTGCTCACTGCGGCATGTCCTTCGCCAGGAGAGACTGGCCAGCGGAGCCGAGCATCCTCCAGTTGCCGGGGTCAGTGGCGTCGATGACGTACCCGAGGACCGGAGCGTATCGATCGTAAACCCACAACTCGCCGCTGCGAATCCGCCCCTTCCATTCCGCCTCGGCATTTGGCCATTTGATGGTCCCTTGATCGCCGCCTTCGCACTTCGCGCGGTCGCTGGAAATGACGATCAGCTTTCTCATTTCTTCTTCCCCAGGGTCTTCAGGACCTTCCTCAGCCTCGCGCCCTTCAGTTCTTCGTTCAGCGCCGCCAGCTCCTTGTCCAGCAGCTTCCCTCGGGGCGTCAGTTTCGAAGTTCTTCGCTTGGGTGTGTCCATGATTTTCTCCAGATTTCAGCGTTGTGAAGTAGGCGGGCCTCGCCTTGTCCGTGCGAGCAGATCAGGACCATGAACCAGCCCATGCGCCTGAGCCCGAACAGGCCACAGGGGCGCATGTACCAGGTGGTCAAGCGGCGTCCAGGAGATGTGGAAGATACCGCATCCCCATCCGCCTCTTCCACGCCGTCGCCGAGTCTGGCCGGCGGCTCTCCGTCAGGTGGGTGCACACCTTGCGGCCTTCGATCAGGCGCTTGGCGATCCCACGCTTCCGGTAGAACTCGCGCACGTAGACGTAATGGACCACGTCAGGGTGGTTGTCGACGCATGCCCACCCAGCGATTACCGACGGCGTCTCGGCAGGGTGAGCGACGATGACCGCGGCGGTGGTAGCCAGCAGGCGGTCGATGCGCTGGCGCTGGCCGGGCCAGTAGTCGGACGGGTGGATCTCGGCGTTGGCCTCACCGCCAGAGACGTCGCGGCGGCGGCCCATGCGCCCACATGAGCGGCAGACGCGAGCGTCGGCGGCCTCGTCCCCGGTCTGGTACTCGTAGCTGCGGAGCCAAGAATCGTAGACGAAGTTCACGTCGGTTGGCTCGGCCATTCGGAGCGCGAAGGAGATCAGGTCGCTCATGATGGCTTCCTGTCTGTGCAGGTAGCCGCCATGGCTTTGGAGAGTTTCATCCAGGTCGCCTTCCATTCTTTCCCTGACGCCCGAAGCAGGTTCGAGATCCTCGAGACCCGAGGATCTCGATGGCTCGATTCCTTGAATGCCAACAATGGTTCGGGATGGAACTTGAACCCGGTCTCCAGGATGGCCTTCTCGATTGCCATCGCAAACAGGTCGGAAATCGCCGCAATGTGATCTGCGCGCCGACTTCCGAAGAGGCATTCAATCAACCCAGCCATCCAGTCCCACGGAGACCCTGATTTGAATGCGCGGCGCGCTTCGCACATCAAGTCCTGCATCCGCTCTTCGGACTGCTGGACCATCTTCGGTGGCAGCTTGGGCTTCACGATGGCTTCCTGTTGGCCGCCTGGCTCGCGTTCGAAGCCCACCAGGCAGCGTCATTTGACAGTTGCCCGGCGTTCTTCGCTTGCTGCGCGGCATCGATGCAGGCGGCCATTTGGCCAGGGAAGTACCGATCAACGTAGGCATTCATCACCGGGTCGATGTCCGAGAGCGAAGGCTGTCGCGGCGGCGGCGGGGGCGCCGTCCACCACGGGTTCAGCATCTTCTCCACCTCCACCCGGGCGGCCTCCAGGTAGGGCCGGCGCTCCTCTGCCAACTGCTCCGCGCGCTCGTGCTCTTCGTTCATCAGGCGAGCCCGGGCTTCGTGGAATCGCCCGGTCATGAACCGCCAGGCGCCAGCCAGGAAAGAGCCGGCGAGGATGATGACGAAGGACCAGTCACCTTCGGACAGGAAACGCGGTGCCATCAGGCTATCCACCCTTCGCCGATCTTGAAGACGTGGCTCTCTCCGGCGTCGGTCTGGAGCCTGAAGATCCACTTCGAAGCCGAGAAGTTCAGCATCGTGACGAACCCGACGACGTCCCCTACCTTCCATCGCGACCCGAGCCCTGGGATCTCACACCATCCACCGCATGGCCCCTGGTCCCCGGTGAACCTGAACTGGAACCCCTTGCAGGGCCCGGCGCACCGGAACATCTTGCCGTCCTCGAGCACCCGGTACGACTCCCATCGGTGCTTCGTGTAGTCATCAGGGAAAACCTTGGCTGCCATCACTCATCCTCCAAGGAGGCCAGGGCGTCGCGCAGCTCGGGGTACTTGGCGGCCTCCTCCAGCAGTTCCTCGGGTGTCGCTTCCCGTACCCGGCGCTGGACTTCCTTCGCCCCCTTGCCGCGCTCCCTTGGCACCCTGGCGAGCGTCCGGATGACCTGGAGGGTGGTCCTGATCTGCGGCGCGTCCTGCCGGCGCCCAGCCTTCCCGTGCGTCGACACCCAGGTCAGGTGGTCGACCACGATCCCGAGGGCCATCGACATGGCTGCGGCGGGCTCGTTCACCGGGTCGCCAAGGATACGAGCAAGGCCCGGAGCATCGCCACCAGCTTGGGGGTCTGAATTTGGCGGACTGTCTTTTCGAGATCGAGGGGGACCGGGCATCGGGGGAACCTTTCTTCCGTGCGGTGGATGGAGTCACGAACCACGTGAAACTTGAGCCCACCGCGCGCCATGGCCTTCATCGACTCCCCGTTTGCCCACATCCCCCAGACTCGGCGGTCGAACCGCTGGCTCGCATTGTTTGTCGGCATGGCGCGGTGCACGTCCATGGCCCACGTCGTCCAGGCGGAGCCGTGCTCTACGCGCAGGGACAGGGACACCATGTCCTCGCCGACGTCGCCCACGGTCGAGTCGGCGGCCTTCTGAGCCCCGGCAGGGCGGAACCCTTGGCCACCGGCTGAATGAAGCTTGCCGCGGTTGCTCAGCGGCGCGTCCGGGTCGGCTGGGTTCTCGAGGTCGTCGAACCCTTCGAACGCGAGTCGAGCCTGCCAATGCGCATTGAGCTTGGCGAAGCTCGACTTCTTCACTTGGGTGGGGTCCGCTTTCCCGTCACGGTCACGGTCATCTTGGCGTTGCCGCCGTAGAGCACGAATGCGAGCGGCCGGTTGATGGAGGGGATTTCATCCCAGGGGATCCACCCACCTTCTCGCAGGCGCTTCGTCGCGCACGCGTGGCATTCGCAGCGCGGAGCCAGCCAGTCATGCGAAACACCCATGTTTCAAAAGGTACACGTCGCGCTGGTTTCGTGCAATCATTTCGCCACTGACCCTACCAACGCACCACAGGAGGCATACGCATGGATCCACGCTTCGCAGGCCCAAAACGCACCTTCGTCAACGGTCCCATCCCTTCGGAGGACTTCGGCGTCGGCATGGCCGTCCGCAAGGTCCCGTCGCCGGCATGGCAGACAGCTCACCCGCCGGGCTCGACCACAGAGGAGCCCACCGATGCTGACTGGATCCTCGAAGTCGTGCTCATCGGGACGCTGACGTACCCCAGCGCGCTGAAGCCTGTGGAGGAATGGGATCGCGGGATGTTTCAGATCACTCAGATCGCGAGCGTCCCATACCTGGCGTGGAAGGGGCTCGCCGATGCCGAGATTCGCCACAGGCGCGGCGAGGCGGAGCCCACCGGCATCCTC